TGAGTGGTTTAGATACTCATTCCCTCGCACACTGATTGCTTCCTTCCCTAACGGTGTATACATCGGTGGCACTCCAGTGCAAAGAGCAAGACGCTGGAACCTTTTAAAAGCAGAAGGTGCGATGCCGGGAATGCCTGACCTTATGATTTGCATGAGCAACGGCCCATACCACGCACTATTCATCGAGATGAAAACCGAAAAAGGGAAACTTTCTGAGACGCAAAAAATCGTTCACGCACAGTTAATCAATGCAGGGTACTGCGTCAAGGTGTGCAGGTCGTTTGAAGAATTTACAATAACAATCAAAAAATATATGGAGTCATGAGAAATTACACAAAACAAAAGTATCTAGAAGCATTGAAATATATGGCTAATAGAAATTATTTTCATAGCAAGCAAACTGCAAAACAATTTCAAATCACTCATACCTTTTTTTGCGTTTGTACGGAATTGGGTTTGCTTAGAAGGGGGCCATCAAATGGTACATACGCTTGGAATTTATCACGCGAACCGCTGGCATCTGACATAGAAGCCATTGACCTTAGATTGAAAGCGAAAATGGCAATCCATAAAATTAAAAAAGAAACTCCACAGCTAACCATCAAACCCATCCGCAAAGCTCCAGCACCTACACCCATCCCGGTGGTGGATGAACCTGACTACGACAACAGCAACAGCAAGATGTTACTGATTATGGCAGTGGGCCTAGTCATCGGATTTTTAATTGCAACAGCTATTTGGAAATAATATAGGGGTAGCCGAAAACCTTACAGAGTAGGCAAACAAAATCAATTTTATTTTATGTTATCTTCTAAGAAAGAACCAATGGTGTTAGCCACACACCACGTTCACACAACAACTGATTACTTTTTATTCAAGCCATTGGATGGTAATCGAACTAAGAATCTGCTTCACATCAATCGACTAAAAAAGTCAATGAATGAACAGTATATGTTTACGGTTATAATCGTAAATGAAAATTACGAAATCATTGACGGGCAGCATCGTTTTGATGTTATTACGGAATTGAAATTGCCTTTGCATTATGTGATTTGTAAAGGTTACGGTCTTGCAGAAGTACATCGATTAAACCAGCTATCCAAGAACTGGAATGCTGATGACTATCTCAACGGATATTGCAACTTGGGATACAAAGATTATTTGATCTATCGTGATTTTAAAAACAAGTATCAAGTAGGCCACAATGAATGTATGTTGCTACTAAGCGGCACGGGTTCAACAAAGAATGCTGGTAATTTTAATACCGGGTTATTGAAAATCAAATCACTTAAAGATGCAGAAAGAAACATTGAAAAGATTTTGCTGCTTGAGCCCTATTACGATGGATATAAGCGACGAGCATTTATCTACGCTATGTACAATCTATTGCATAATCCAAACTTTGAGTTTACAGAGTTTATTCAAAAGTTGAAGATTCAACCAACAGCTTTACAACATTGCACTGATGTAGCACAATACGTTGCGTTGATTGAAGAAATCTACAACTACAAGCGCAGAGACAAAGTAAATCTGCGATTCTAATTTGGAATTGTGAAAGGGTTGTATATCTTTGCAACGCGACTCAGATGAAAACATTTTTAAATCCCACCATTACCGCATTGCCATAGCACGTTCGTGCACTGGGTCGCCTTTGTGTGTAGTGGTGGGTATTTTTTACCATGAGAGAATCGACTGTGTTTTATCGCTCATTCTATGAAGCGATTAAAGAACTGGATGCAGAACTTCAGGCAGTGGTATATTCTGCCATCTTCGAATACGCATTGAACTTTAACGAAGTTGAGTTGAAGGGTGTGGCTAAAACCGTGTTCACATTAATCAAGCCGCAACTTGATGCAAACCAAAAGCGATTCGAGAACGGAAACAAACCAAAGGTGAAGCAAGTAATAAGCAAACAGGAAGCAAAACTGAAGCAAGATATAAGCAAGGTTGAAGCTAATGTAAATGTTAATGATAATGTAAATGCTAATGTGAATGATAATGAAAATGTAAATGTCAATGCTAAGGTTTCTAGGTCGCACTTTCGTGCTCCGACGTATGAAGAAATATTTGAGTTTATGAAAAGTAAGAATGCATTAGCCGGGAACGTTTGGTCTGATGCCAAAGTGATCACTGAAGCAAAGGCATTCTTTAACCATTACGAAAGCAATGGCTGGATGGTAGGTAAAAACAAAATGAAAAATTGGGAAGCTGCCGTCCGCAATTGGATGAACAATAATTCTAAATTTGAAAATAACAAACCAAAATCCGTAATTCAAAATGACCGAGAAAAACGCGCTAGCGAACTTGAGCAGTTCCGCCAACAGTACAGAAGTCACCTTGCAGAAAATCTTAGCATCGAAGACATCACCGGCACTGAGTGAACTTAAAAAAAACAAAGGCGAGCAAACAGCACTGGGTGTGCTAGTTGCTTTGATGGATGAATGTCAGCAGTACTTTAACCTTCAGCAACCAATGAACGCACAGCAGTTGATGCTAACAGCTGAATTGATAATGGAGGAATACTACTACCTACGCATTGAAGAACTGCGTATGTGCTTCCGTATGGCAATGAAGGGTGAGTTTGGCCCCGTGTACAATCGCATTGATGGGCAGGTGTTCTTTGAGTGGATTGTGAAGTATATGCCGAAGCGTCAACTAATCACTGATCGCATGAAGCAAGAGCAGCAAAGCAACAACAACATCTACGAACTGTTCGCACATCCGCAAATGACCGAGGCACTCAACGACGTCGTGCAAAAGATTGAAGAACGCAAGAGCGAAGTCCCGGCACAGGAGCCAACACGTGAACAGCCTTCACAGCTTGAAATAGCATTGATGCGCGAGTATGATGCGCTGCCGCAATGGGATAACGACATGCGATTCAGAGTGTACAATAACAAGCCTTATCAGTTCACAGAGTTCCGCATGGAGCGTTACCGCGAATTGATTGAACAACAAAATGAATATTGATGCAGTACACAGATATCAAAGGTGTTAAGCACGATGTGTATTTTAAATGCCCAACGTGTGATTGCAGAAGATTTCAACGGCCGCACTACTGCTCGGATAAACTAACGTTTCTTGAAGGGTACTTTGAATGCATCAATTGTTTTGAAGAATTTCACCACTACGATGAAGCTTTTACACTGATGCAATCACAACTAAATTTATTTGATAAATGAAACAATATGACATTGCAAAAGAGAATCAACTACTGCGTAAATTATTTATCTTAGCGGCAAAGAGAAGTATGCGGCCAAGCATGACGGACAATAAAATCATGTGGCTGCTACTCGAAGAACTTTACCTGCTAACTGAGAATGAAGTGTACAAGCTATGACCATTGGTGAACTTTGGGATGCGTTGCAGAATTACCCGGATGATACAGAAGTGTACGTTGGGTTTATCAACGGCCACAGCATCGACGAAGAAGAGTTCACAATAGCAGAGATTAGCAACATGCGGGGTAAAATTACAATCGCATTTATGATGGATGATATAAACATAATTAATAATTAAATCAATGAGCAATTACACAATGCAAGAGGGGCAGTTCACCCTGTTCAAGAACACACGAACAAACAACAACGCACCTGAGTACACTGGTGAAATTATGGTCAATGGTAAAAAGATGCGACTGGCTGCGTGGGTAAAGGAAGGCAAGAGCGGCAAGTTCTTTAGCGGCAAGATGTCCGAGCCATTGCCACCACGTACACACGATGATGATTCACAAGGCACGGGTGATTTGCCTTTCTAATGATTGAGTATCTACCGAAACAGAACGAAGCACTGCGCGTGTTGGGTAATTCACACCCAGCACGTGTTGTGCTATTCGGTGGTGCGGCAGGTGGATCAAAATCTTTTATCGGTTGTGCATGGCAAACCGGCACACGTGGGTTAATCGGTAGGAGCAAACTTGACACGCTAAAAAAAACAACGTTAAAAACATTCTTTGAAGTAGCTCAGATGTTTGGTCTTGCACCTAATGAACACTACACCATCAACAACCAGACGCACGTCATCACGTTTGCGAATGGCAGTGAGATTATTTTAAAAGATTTATTTGCTTATCCATCAGATCCCGAGTACCATGCACTAGGCGGGCTCGAGTTGACAGACTGCTACGTAGACGAGTGCGCACAGGTTAGCAAGCGTGCAATAGACATCCTGCAAAGCCGCATGCGTTTTAAATTGAATCAGTATGACCTCAAACCAAAGATGCTGCTCACATGCAATCCTTCAAAAGGATGGCTGTACAACGAGTTCTATGCCCCATACAAGGCGCAAAACTTACCGCCGCATCTTGCGTTCATACAATCATTGCCAAATGACAATCCGCATTTACCCGAGTCGTACATTGAAACGCTGCGCATGCTGCCTGAGGTGGACAGACGAAGGCTACTGGATGGAGATTGGGAGTATGATGAGTCCATAGACAACCTGTATCAATACGATGACCTGGTACGCTGCTTCCGCGATGAAGAAAGCAAAGGTGAAAAGTACATAAGCGCAGACATCGCACGTCTTGGAAAAGATAGAACAGTTATTTGCGTATGGCATGGGCTGCACTTAATAGAGATTCACGAGCTGCGCAAGCAACCCATTACGACAGTTGTAACAAATGTTCGCCAAATTTGTGACAGGCATAGCATCAAACTAAGCAATGTGATCTGCGATGAAGACGGTGTAGGTGGTGGTGTAGTTGATAGCTTAAAGTGCCGGGGATTTCTTAACGGGGGCAGGGCCAAACAACCAGACCGCTATGTAAATCAGAAAGCGGAATGCTATTTTAAACTCGCAGAGTTGATTGAGCAGAACAAAGTAGTCTTCAAAGTTGATCGGTTCCGGGATGTGATTGTCCAGGAGCTGGATATGATACGCCGCCGCACTCCCGAAGCGGACGGCAAACTAGCCGTAATCAGTAAAGATGAGATAGCCCGCATGCACGGCAAGTCTCCTGACTACGCAGACGCTATTATGATGCGTGTTTACTTCGAACTTTTCCCGAATTACGGCTCCTATTCGTGGGCGTAATTATTTCTGCAACCCGCGTCACCATTCATTTTAACAAATTTTAACAAATGATTTTTTGTAGGTAACTATTTACCCAACTATATTTGTGCCATCAATCAAACATTAAAACACAAAGCAATGACAATTTCACAATCAGCACAAGAGTGGGTAGCATTTGGAGAATTAACTTCTATGCAACGTTTATCAATTA